TCCAACATGCCCAAATTGAAGCACGCCTATCTGGACGTAGAATTGCAATCGGTCATTAACAGCGTCCCGAAGCCTTGGATCGAACGCGCCTTTCTTGAATGTGCGTTCCCAGTTGAGAAGGACGGAGAAATTCATTCCTGTTGCCTGCCTACGGGCGCGGGGCACAATTACTGTGCAGGACATAGGAAGATCATGTTTACGCCCGTACGGGGCTTTAAAAACGATTTTCCCAAGCTAAAGACAGGAAGGATCAGGGCGTGAGTGAATTCGGCGTAACCAGGTTCTTGACTGAGGAAGAAGAAGCCGAAGAACGGGCGCAAATCCGCGACAACTTTGCGAGAGGCGGACGCAATAGCCCGGGGCGGAAACCAAATCCTAAACCCTTGATTAAAACGCGAAAGAAGGGTAAGCCCAAGAAGCGCGCTCCAGTCGCGCCTGCATAACTGCGTCCTCGCCTGCGTAGTGGTGCCGCCCCCCGGATTGTGATGGGTCCGGGGGGCCTTTTTTATGCCTTGCTCCAAATCTTCGGGCCGACCATTTTAACGCTGCCCATTTTCTGAAACGCCTCAAGCCGCCGCTTGACAGCCTTTTGTGCTGCAACCGCAGTCGTGTCCATGCTTTGCATGATCTCGCCAATAATTTGGGCTTCGTTGACAGTCGCGTATTTGTTTAAATAATCCCATATTGCCAAGTCAAATTTGGAAGCCCGAAAGGATTCCGAAACTTCCTTCACGTCGTCGTGATAGCTTGCGACCAGGCTGCTAAGTTCTTCATCGTCAGCGTCCCGGCCAAGAACGACGCGCTCCAAATTGAACCAGAGGTCGTCTAGCTTGTCCCCGTCCTTCATCTTGACGGTCGTCAACTTTGCAGACATGCCTTCGCCGTCAGGCCGGAAACAGCCTAGCAGGAAGTCTAGGTTGGCTGTGATAGCAGACGATCCGCGAGGCCGTTCGGCGGCATTGTGGCCTGTATGGTGGACCACGATAACCGTTGCTTCAAAAGGTGCGCGGATGTGCGTGTTAATCATCCGAAGATAATTTCCCACGTCAGAAGATGAATTTTCTTCCCCGTTGAACGTCTGGCTGAGCGTGTCGATCACAATCAGGCTGGGCGGCGTAGGCAGGGCTTCAATCTCGCTTTTGAGAATGTCGATTTCCTCCTGTTCGCCTAGCAGGACCGGCACCGTCATATAATAAAAGTTATCTTTCACCGGCAACTGGTGTTCGGCGTGCCAAGCGTTCACTCGCTTGACGATACCCGCACCACCTTCAGCCGCTATGTAAACAAACGAACCTGGTTCGGTCTTTTTCTCGCACCACCGCAAGCCGTGCAGCGCGTGTAAACATAGGTCCAACGCAATGAAGGACTTGAAGGTACCGGACGCGCCAAAGATCATGCCCATGCTGTTTGCTGGGACCAGGTTCTTGACCAGCCAGGACGCATTTGTTAGTTGCGCTTCGAGTTGCTGATGATTGACCAACCGGCTTTGACCGAATTGTACAGGCTCAGGCGCAAACTTGTCTGCCCCGTCAACCATGCGCAGGAGTTCGGATCCGAAGCGTTCGTTATAGCGGTCAAGTTCCGGCCCACCGGAAGGTTTAAACGGTTCGGCAATGCCACGCACAAGATTGACAACCGCGCCCTTGTGCATCCCGGTGGCTCGCATACCGCTTGTCAGGCGCAGCAAAGCATCGTGATAGGACCGTTCGTTAAAGTTGGGATTGGTAATGGCCCGAATCGCGTCTGATATGTCGAACGACGGACCCGAAACCAATTCCTTACGCGGCTGTTTCACCTGTCCGCGTATGACATCCAGGTCTAGGCCAAAGCACCCCACCGCGTCGGCAAGGCTGTACGTACAATTAAAGTCGCACCAAAACATTTCTTGGGTGAATGGCCCGCTTTCACGGCTTTTGGTGTTAGTTCCTACCGGCAAGCGGCCATAGCGGACAATATTATTGCCGCTGGAGTCGGCCTTGACCATCTTTTGCGCGATCATGGCTTGCAGGACCGCGTCAATTAGCCCGGCGTCTTTTGTGTCCGGGTCTTTGGGGTCAAGCACAACGCCGATCTGGTAGTTAGTCGGTGACGTTTCCAGAATGTAGCTGGGCTCGCTTAGCAGGTCCTTGTGATTGACATCATCTGCAAGCAGAACGGCTAGCCGGTGAAACGCGGTCTTTGACCGCTTGCCCGTATCCGACTTCATGACCGCGACGGAAAAGAAATTATTGTCTTCGCCGCGTTGGTCGATCAAATCCTTTTGATTGAGCGTGCCGGTCCATGCAGAGCCGCCCCAGACCGACGGAATGGCCCGTGCAGGGTCGGCGCGGAACGAGGTAGTCCATCCATAGGTTCCTGGCTCGCGCCCGTAGGCGAGGCTTAGAAACTCGCTATTGGTTATGTCCATACCCTACCTCGCCAAGCCAGCTAGATCATCAATTGTAATGTTGATTTTGTGGCGTTTGGCGAACCCGAGAATCCTTACCCAGTACTTCTGGGGAATAAGACCGGCTGTACCTGTATGGGTAAGCCAACGGGAAACTGAGCTTTGGTTTAGGTCTAAGAGCTTGGCTGTGGCTGAAACGCCACCCAAACGGACGACGATAGAATATGCGGGCTCTGCCCGTCCTTTGATTGATGCCATTGTTCGCCTCTTAAAAGTGCCTTGACAGGCTAAAACTGCCTCGCTTGCAAAAACAAGCGCATAATGTGAAAAAAACATATTGACCGCAAAACCGGCTTCTGTATGGTCGGGCTTGTCAAAGAAAGGCGAAACCAATGACACTAGACGAACTAGCAGCAGATTGGCTGGCGGCGAAAGGCCGTGAGCAAGACGCAAACGAAGAACGTGTAAACATTGAAACACAAATCCTAGCCCAGATTAACGACGTAAAAGAGGAAGGACGAAGCACCACAAATGTAGGCGGATACAAAATCACAGCCATCGGACGCATGACATACAAGGCAGACTTTGACGCGCTTGAACCACTCATGGATGAATGGCCCGATGAATTTCCAATCATCAAGATCGACTTCAAACTTGACGAACCCAAGCTAAAAAAACTGCGGGAGTTTAGGCCAGACCTCTGGCGTAAGATTGCCCCCGCGATGACCATCAAACCCGCCAAGACCGGCGTGGTAGTTGAACAAGGAGAAGACAATGGCGTTTGACCTGAAATCCATCCAAAAGAACACAGCCATAGCGGCACCCAGGCTTATGGTTTACGGCGTCGAGGGCATTGGTAAGTCTACCTTTGCCTCTGGCGCACCTGATCCGATTTTCATTCTGACTGAGGACGGGCTTGGCTCGCTGCAAGTCAATCACTTTCCGCTGGCGACATCATCCAATGATGTGATGGAGGCCATCGGCACATTGTATAATGATCCGCATGACTTCAAGACGGTGGTGATCGACAGCCTTGACTGGCTGGAAGCCATCATTAACCGCGAGATCGAGGCCAAGTATGACGCCAAGGAATTAGCGTATGGCAAGGCTTCCATCATTGCAGCGGAGAAGTGGCGGGAAATCCTTGAGGGTCTGGACGCGCTCCGCAATGACCTCAAGATGTCTGTCATCCTGCTTGCCCATACAATGATTAAGCGGTTTGACAGCCCCGAGGTCGAACCCTATGACCGTTATCAGCCAAAGCTCCAGGAACGATCCAATGCGGTTGTCAGGGAGTGGGCCGATGCCGTTTTGTTTGCCAACTATCGCACCATCGTAAAGAAGGATGACGTTGGTTTTAACAAGGCCATTGCCCGTGGCATCTCGAATGGCGAACGCTTGCTTTTCACAAATGAGCGCCCGGCATACATGGCGAAAAATCGTTATTCGCTACCCGATAGCATCCCGTTTTCGTGGGATGATTTTGTTGCATCAATCGCTTAAGGAAAAAACACATGCCCTCTTTTGACTTTGACGTTTCGGCTTACGAGTCGGCACCCTCGCGCTCTTTTGAGCCGCTTCCGCCCGGCGACTATGAAGCCATCATTACCAGCAGCGAAATGCGCCCAACCAAGGCCGGGACCGGCGAATACATTGCGCTCACGCTGGAGATCATCGGCGGCGACCATGCCGGTCGCAGGCTTTGGGAAAACCTGAATGTGGTGAACCCCAACAAGCAAGCCGAAGACATCGCACGCGGCCAGCTTAACGCTATTGGCCGGGCTTGCGGCGTTGCCAAGCTGACCGATACGGAAAGCCTGCATGAGGTTCCGATGATCGTGTCTCTGGACATCGACCGGCGCGACCCGACCCGTAACAAGGTCATGGGTTACAGTTCCTCTAAGGGTGCCAAGCCTGTTACACGGCGGGATGCGGCACCTAAGCGGGCCTGGGAGCGCGGCTAATGGTAGCGGTGCCCGAAAAGACGCACACGACCGCTAAGGCG